TTTTGGCAATTGCGTTGGCAAATGCAGAGCGTTTAAAACGTCATAAATCCATCCCGTAGACTTCCATCCGCCGCTTACCCACGATATTTGTGGAATCTTAATTTTGGGCCATTTGATATTTTTGAATGGGGCTGTGATTGCATCTATCGCTTGCTTTGCAAGTCCTTTCCATTTTTCTTTTGTAAACCAAGGAGCCACATCCTCTCTGAACCATTTTACAGGTCCCCATGATTTCCACCATGACTTGAACTCGTTCCATTTTTCTTCAACGCCTTTGAGAGCTTCTCCCATTTTGTCTTTGATGTAATTCCAGTTGATAGTCGCAGAAGTGGCAAGTCCAGCTCCACCAGCAATTATAAGCCCGATCCCAAGGGGAAGCATGGAACCCGTAAGGACAAGCATTAAGCCGAGTGCAAGAAGAAACGTGCTGCACACCGCCGTTATTTCTCCAAGTTTACCGGACATTTTTGTCTTTAGCAGATTCCAATTAAGAGTGGCCGCAGATACGATCCCAATTGACCCTGCAATAATCATCCCTACGCCAAGTGGAATATGTCCGGTACTGGTAAGTATTACTCCGATGGCAAAGAGAGCGCCGGAAATAATAGCAGTCCATGCCCCTACTTGTTGTTTTAACTGTGAACTCATGCTTCCCCAGTTCAGAGTTGCGGAGGCCCACATGGTTGTAGCTCCAGCAATAAGCAGACCAACGCCTAAAGGAATGTTAGCTCCAGAAAAAGCGAATATTGACCCAAGCGCAAGCATGGCAACGGCACTTGTAAAGGTAAAAGCTCCTAGTGAATGCTCGACTTTCTTGCTGAGGCTATCCCAGTTTAATGTTGCTGCTGTTGTCGCTATACCTCCGGCCATAAGAGCTATACCAAGCCCCACATTAGCTCCAGAGAATGCAAATATCGCACCTATGGCAAGTTCGACAGCGCCCGTAATTGCTAAAAGCCTTTTTACCTTGTCAAGGCTAGTTTTTGTCTTGTCATGCAAATAGTCCCAATCTTCTTTGGCCTGTTTTGCCATTAAAACGGCTCCGACTGCCATCAGTCCCAGCCCCAGCCGCACGTTTGCTCCGGAAAATACAAGAATTGCACCAATAACCAAGGGAGACGCTTTTAAGAGCCGGTTCAACGTATTAACGTTGTCCTTTACAAAGTTCGCAATTTTGTCTGTGACTTGACCGATCTTGTTCACCCATCCCGGAACTTTCACGGTTTTGAACATATTGCCGTAAGATGGCATACCGGCAGAGCCAGATCCTGATTTTGATTTTGGGGTTGAACTCTCGGTCTCTTTAGAGAGTTTGTTCAATTCATCAAAGCCCATAACGGTACGCTGCAACTCTTTTATTTTTTTATTGGCATTGCTTGCACCGCTGCCGGACTTGTTTAGGGTAGCCGCATAATCTACATTAGCGCGCTTTGCTATTGTAACGGTGCTGGAATGGTTAAAGATCCGCGCATTAAGCGCGGCAATCGTGTTAAATACATTCGTCAAGGCGTCTGTGATCTGATTCAAAACGGGGACTAAAGACTGGAGCACTGGCATGAGAGCCGCTCCAACGCTGTTTTTCAGATACAGCGAGTTGGTTGCGAGAGCGGACATCGCGCTGTTTGCCCTATTGCTTGCAAGAGCCATGTCTTGAATACCCGTAACAATCCCCTGAGACAATGCGCTGAAAATACGGAAAGCTGCAATACGGACAAGCATCTTTTCCATCATGCGCATAGTGCTAGACCATGCGCTTTTAGTTTTACTGGCGGATTTTTCGCCTTTGCTGCCGAGTCTGGAAAAACCCCATCCGGCTTTTTCGGTGGAGGAAGCAACACTTGACATTTCTGCTTTCAGCTTTTCTTGCTTATTGAGAAGCCGATCCATAGCACTGTCAGCGGACAGCATACGCTTTTCAATACGGAGATATGAGTTGCTGCCTTCGCCGCTTTCTTTTGCTGCTTGTGATGCCGCCGACGCAAGATTGTGATAAAGTCCGCGCTGGTTGTCAATTTGCTGGCTTACCAGTTTAATTTTTTCTGCAAGCTCATTAAACTGTGCCTGTGCGCTGGATGACATATGGGATACATGGGGAATCAGCCCGTCAATGAAGTTTTGAATTCTTCCGATTTCAGACTGTACATTGCCCGTGCTGAAATTAAAGGATACTTTATGGGGAGTTCCCATTTCAGAAGCCAATTTTGTGTGCCCCGGTGCCGGAGTGGGTTCATATGTGTCCGTTGGAACCTCCGGGGTAAGATTAATTCCCTCGTTGCCGGTGCTCGTGTTATATTTTTGTGCAAACTCTTTTGTTGGCATTGAAAATGCTGCATTATTATGAGCCGCGATAGCTTCCGCTTCTGATACCTTTTTAAAGGCATTCGAGAGCTTTTCTGCTTGCAGCCTTGACTTATCCATAGACACATTTGCACGGTCTAAGCGCGCTTGATACATGGCCTCATTTGCTTCGGCCTTTTTGCTCGCCGCTGCAACGTTCCCGGTGGATTTTGTCAGCCTGTCCAGTGTGGCAAACGCTTTGGAGCTGGAAGCAAGAGAGTCCATTCTTTCGGTAAACTTTGTGAGTGAGGGAACCATCTTTTCAACCGCGTCCTGCATCTTCGTGACTTTATTTATGACACGATCAATTGCATTGGCGGCCTTGTCAGACGATCCTGTAACTTCAATCATCAGATCGTCATTGTCTGCCATTTTCCTTTCCCTCCCCTATCATAAAAGCCGCAGCGCTTATGGCCACGGCTTACAAAAAAAT